GACTCAAGGTTGGCTATTAAAGGATAAATAATAGCTATGTCTGAATATAAAGGTATAAAGGGGTTTCAAGTTCAAACCCGTACAAGTGATCCAGGTCCAACTGAAGCACAAGTTGGAGACTTTTACTACAACTCTTCAACAGGAGAATTTAAAACTATAAACGCTGGCGGAGTTACTATTGGAACTTGGGCTAGTGTTACAAATATTAATTCACCGAGAGGTTCTTTTCAAACGACAGGAGCTGGAACTTCAACAGAAGGAATTGTCTTTGGAGGATTACAACCTTCTCTTACTGGTAAAACGGAAGATTGGGATGGTAGTTCTTGGACTGAAGTAGCAGATTTAAATGATCCTACACGAGACGGAGGTGGAACAGGATCTTATAGTTCTGCTCTATCAGGAGGTGGTGACCCAGGTGGTGTTACAGATAACGCTGAAACTTGGAATGGATCTTCTTGGACTCAAATTACAGAAATGGGACAAGCAAGAGAAGGATTAGGAATGGCTGGAACGAGTAACTCAGCAGTAATTGCTTTTGCTGGGGGACCAACTACTGATGCACAATTATGGAATGGATCAAGTTGGACTGAAATAGCCGACGTAAATAATCCAAGAAAATTTGGTGCAGGCGTGGGCTCATCTACATCTGCTGTTTATTTTGGAGGACAAGATCCAGGTCAAACAGGTAAAACAGAAGAGTGGAACGGTTCTGCTTGGTCAGAAGAGGCTGATTTAAATACAGCAAGAGCTTCTTGTGGTGGTTCTGGAACTTCAAAAGATGTGGCTTTAGCTTTTGGTGGATTTGCACCAGCTCCTACTAAAAAGAATGAAACAGAGAGTTGGGATGGAACATCCTGGACTGAAGTAAACAATTTAGCGACTGCTAGAAACGGTGGAGGCGCGGCAGGAAATTCTGGCACATCTGCTGTCTATGCAGGTGGTGACATAGCAACTGGATATACAGCTGCAGCAGAAGAATTTACAGCGGCAGATTTTCTAATTAAGACCGTGACAACAAGTTAATTATGATTTATAAACAAGCAAAAGGAGGAAGCAACTATGGCATATAAATACTGTACAGCGACTAACTGGGGCAAAAACTTTTTTACTCACGAAGAGAGAAAACATTTTTACCTTTCAGGTCATGCTGGTGATGTATGGGTTGTAGGCGATAATCTTTATGGTGATCAATGGATCAGTAAAGTTGATGGTGCTATTAAGACAAAAGAAGAAGCACAAGCTATCGTTACTGGTGAAATCGAAGCAGCACAAGCTGCACACGATGCATTGTCAGCAGAAGAACAAGCTGAGCGCAACAGACCAGTAGTATATAATCTTCCATAGTCCTTAACCTATGGCTAAGTATTCGGATATAAAAGGATTTACAGTTCAAACTGTTAGCACGGACCCAGCTGCGTCTGGAATATCGGCTGCATCATGGGCTAGTGGTGAGAACATGAATAGAGGGAATAATATTGAGGCCCAAGGATCAGGAACATCGGGCAGCGCTATTATTGCTGTAGGAGGACAGATTGCTCCTTCTACTACTGCTAACAATGCAGAAAAATATGATGGAACAAATTGGACAGAAGTTAATGATTTAAATGCTGCTAGAAATAACGCTGCAGCATCCTCTAATTCACCTTATGATTCTTCTTTATATTTTGGAGGGACTCCTCCAGGAACTGGAGTTACTAATACAGAATCTTGGAACGGTTCTTCTTGGACAGAAGTAAGTGAGTTGAATCTTGCAAGAGGCAGTAATGCGGGAGCAGGTACATCTAATACTGCAGCTCTTTGTTTTACAGGTGAAAGCCCCGAAGGTGGTGCGAGTGGACCCCACACTGATAGTAATGAATTATGGGATGGATCGTCTTGGTCAGAGGAAGCAGATTTAAGTCAAGGTAGAAGAGAGGCAGGTGGAACAGGCACAAGCACAGCAGCTCTTTGTATAGGTGGTAGTGAAGACCCACCAGCAAATATAAATAAAGTAGAACAATGGAATGGATCTTCTTGGACAGAAATATCTGAGATTAACACAGCTAGAAACGAAAATGCATCTTCAGGAACAGTAACAAGTGCATTAACGTTTGGCGGTAGAACACCTAGTAAGACAGCAAACACTGAACACTGGAACGGAACTTCATGGACAGAAGTTAACAATTTATCAACAGCAAGAAGTGATAGTTATACAGGAGGTGGAACGGCAGGTTCAACAATTATGTCTGGTGGAGAAACATCCACAGCTTTCACAAATATAACGGAAGAATTTACAGCGCCCACAGATTTTGGACAACAAGTTCAAGGACAATTATTTTTTAATTCAACAGTAAACGCTTTTAAAGAAACAGCATTAGATGTGCCTGCTGGAACTTGGGCGGGTGGTGGAGCTTTAAATACAGCTAGATCTTCAGCCATGGGTGCTGGAACACAGGGTGCTGGTATAGTTACAGGAGGTTACACACCACCAACTACTGCCAACACAGAACAATATGACGGCTCATCATGGACAGAAGTCGGTGATTTAAATTCTGCATCTGTAAGTGGAGGAATGGCACATAATTCTCCTTATGCTGACACTATAAAATTTGGAGGAAGTCCCGATACTGACAAAAGTGAATCATGGAACAATAGTTCATGGACAGAACAAGGAAATTTAAACACAGGTAGAATAGGGGGATCTGGTTATGGAGATTCTAGCACATCAGCGGGATATGCAGGTGGAGATCCTGTATCATCAAATGTAAATGAAAATTGGAATGGTAGTGCTTGGACAGAAGTTAATGATTTAAATTCTGCAAGAAGATATGGAGTTGGCACTGGAACAAAAACTGCAGCATTAGTTATCGCAGGAGATACAGATGTTCCTGGTTTTCCTGGTGGTAGATACACAGCTAGAGTAGAGTCTTGGGATGGAACTTCTTTTTCTGAAGGAACTGATTTAAATACTGGAGGAGCATATAGAGGTGCAGCAGGTACTCAAACATTAGCAATAGCTTTTGGTGGCGGTGCACCAAGTCCTTATGTAGCAATAACAGAAGCATGGAATGGCTCAACATGGACGGAGGTTGCAGATTTATCAACAGCTAGGAGAGCATGGGCATCAGGTATAGGCCAGTCAGCTACATTAGGCATGGCTGCAGGTGGAGAAGGACCATCGGCTGTGCAATCGGTAACAGAAGAATTTACAGCAAGTTTAGCTAACAAAACAATTACAGCGAGTTAATTATGGCAACGTATAAGGAAATAAAAGGCGTAACAATACAAACACTAGATAGTGATCCAGTATTAAATGTTAATTCTTGGTCATCTGGTGGATCTATGACTACTGATAGAGCGAGAATGGCAGGTGATGGACCTCAGACTGCTTTTATAACTTTTGGAGGAACTACACCCTCTCCAGGAACTCAATTAGCAAACACTGAAACATATGATGGAACTTCTTTTACAGAAACAGGAGACTTATCTCTTGGCAGAACTGATTTAGCGGGAGCAGGAACAACAACTGCAACTCTTGCAGTAGCAGGTTCAGCAGGCACAGGATTAACAAATACTGCTGAAGCTTTCGGTGGTTCTTCTTGGACAAGCTCTCCATCTTGTAACACAGCCAGATATCAGTTAGCTGGATTTGGAACTCAAACAAATATGGTGATAGCTGGAGGTTCGGAACCAAGTTTTTCAAATAAAACAGAAGAATGGAACGGATCTTCTTGGACAGAAAAAAATGAACTTAATACAGCCAGACAAGGATTAAATAGCAGTGGTGCTGGAGTTTATACTGCTGGAATAATAGCTGGTGGTAGAAAAGCACACCCAAGTAATCCAGGTCAAGAATCAAACGATACAGAAACATGGAATGGAACTAGTTGGACGGAAGTAAACGAATTAAATGAAGCAAAACAATTAGGTGGGGTTTTTGGAACATCTACATCAGCAATATACGCAGGTGGCGCAGATACTGCAACTCTTGCTGCAGTAGAATCTTGGGACGGATCAAGTTGGTCTGAAACTTCAGATTTAGCTACTGCACGATATTATGTTTCTTCTGGAGGAGCAAGTGGTACATCAGGAATTATAGCTGGTGGTACTCCTGGAGCTGCAACAGAGGAATGGTCTTTACCACCTCCAACATCAGCTATCTTAAATGAAGGTATGATATTTTTATCTGGAGGCACAACGTTAAAAGGTTTTGGAAAAGCGGGTAATATACCAGCAGGAACTTTTTCATCAGGTAGTCCTTTAAATTCACCTAGAGAAAGATGGGGTGGAACTACTTCAACAGGAGGATCTACTGCAGCACTAGGAGCTGGGGGAGACTCTCCAGTTATAGATAGCACTGAACAATATGATGGATCTAGTTGGTCAGAGATAACTGAAATTAATACAGCGCGAGGCGTTAGCGGTGGAGGATCAGGAACTTCAACTGCAACATTAGTTTTCGGTGGTGGAGCCCCTCCGCCATCTCCTGTCGTTACTAATGTTGAATCTTGGAATGGATCTGCTTGGACAGAAACAACAGAAATTAACACAGGAAGAACAGAATCTAAAGGTGGTGGTACACAAACTGCTGCTTCATTGTATCCTGGTTATGTACCACCTCCAGGCACAGCAAGAAATAATTTTGAGCAGTGGAATGGAAGTTCTTGGACAGAACTTGCAGAAGTTAATAGAGGGAGATCAGCTATAGGAGCAGGGACAACTTCATCTACGGCTGCTGTAGTTTTTGGTGGATCTAATCCACCTCCAGTGCCTTCACCAACTCCTGCTGAAACATCCACTGAAACTTGGGATGGAACAAGTTGGACAGAGGTTAATGAACTGAATACGGGTAGAAACGGTATCATGAGTTTTGGAACTGCTACTTCATGCATAGGTGCAGGAAAAGATAGCTCTGAGGGTCTTGTTGAATTTTGGAATGGGACATCTTGGACTGAGATAAATGAGTTAGTAACATTTCGTAATGGAGGTGGCGGATCTGGAACTTCTGTTGCTGGTTTAGTATTTGCGGGTAATCCACAACCTGGTGCAGGAACTGTTACAGAAGAATGGGCAGTAGAGTCTGTATTATCTACAGTAACCGTATCGTAGACTTGACCTTTATATAGAAAGGTATATAAAGACATTAGAAATGAATAAAGGAG